ACGCAATTATAAACGCTTTTGTAAGTTGGGGTAAGACTTTTACAGCGATAGCTATTGCTGCCAAGTTGGGGCAGAAGACCTTAGTTGTAGTACATACATTAGCGTTAAGAAAGCAGTGGGAAGATGAAATAGAAAAGTGTTTGGGCATTGTTCCAGGAGTCATTGGAAGTGGAAAGTTTGATACTGACCCGATAATTGTTGTATCTAATGTACAAACTCTTAGCAAGAAAATGACAGAAATTCAAAAAATGTTTGGAACAATAATTTTGGATGAAATGCATCACGTAAGCGCACCTACATTTTCTAATATAATTGATAAGTGTAGCGCTAGATATAAGATAGGACTAAGTGGTACACTTCAACGTAAAGATGGTAAACATATTATATTTAATGATTACTTTGGATATGATGTTCACCAACCTCCTAAAGAGAACTACATAACCCCTAGAGTTGTATTAGTTAAGTCGGAGACGCGGTTCCCCGATAGTGCAAAACTTCCCTGGGCTAAGAGAGTTAATCAGGTGGCATATGACGAGAACTATCAGAAGATGATTGCACAACTTGCTTCAGTGTATGCAGCAAAAGGCCATAAAGTATTGGTAGTAAGTGATAGGGTCCAGTTTCTTAACAGGTGCGCCGACCTAACCGGAAATAATGCAATATGTATTACAGGAGAGCTACCACATGAACAAAGAGACGAAGAGTTGGACAAGATTAGAAATGGAGAAGCAGATATCCTATACGGGTCTCAAAGCATCTTCAGTGAGGGTATCTCAGTTAATGAGCTTAGTTGTCTCATTTTGGGTACTCCAATCAATAATGAGCCCTTATTAACGCAGTTGATAGGTAGAGTCATTAGAAAAATGGAGGGCAAGGTACAGCCTGTATTACTAGATATTCATTTAAAGGGTAATACTGCTGCAAGACAGGCTAAAGCGCGTTCAGCAGTATATATTAAACAAGGATATGATATTAAGGTGGTAGCAGGATGATAGCAAAAATAGATTTAATAACCGCAGAAGAGTGCAAGGTTCTAGTAGATAAGGTCCTATCCTTAGAAGAACACTGGATAGTGCGTAATCAGTATTATGGTGAAGATGGATTTGTTTCCCCTGCATACCCCGATTTTTATACATTAGGAGCGGCGGCATATTTAGACGGACCTGCTGCCCACACAAATAATGATAATGAGTTACTACTAAAGCATTTCTCAGATATTATTAATATGGTATCAGAGGTTATCTCTGAAGAGTTAGGCACAGAAGCATTTTTAGACCCCGACTACGCCTTCCCGGGCTTCCATGTATTCAGAGGTAGAGAATCTATGCTGTACGGAACTAGGTTCGGAGGCTCTATACACCTAGACGCCCCTCATATAACTTCAGAGTTCCCTTTTAAGTTTGATATGGACAGACCCATAACATTTACTTTGGCTTTATCTATGCCTAGAAATGGAGGAGGTATGAACTACTGGCTAGAAGATGAAGCTTTAAGGTTAATTAAAGGGAATAAGCCTCCACAAGACATCTCCTCATTATACGAGAATCTACCTCCCATATTTAAAAACTGGGTAGATGTCAATAAAAAGTATGAGAAGTACACTATAGGCACCTTGTATGTGCATGATGGACAAACACTACATCAAGTAGCTAATGAGGTACCTACCTTTTCAGATGATATACGAGTAACTTTACAAGGGCATGGAGTATATAGAAAAGAAGGTTTAATGCTATACCTATAAAAAATAATACTTGACAAATAGGTTAAATATTGGTATAATATAAATTCGAAAATGGAGATTTAAGTTGATATTTTACGACTGGGAAAAAGTGCTTAAACTTAGCAAAGGTGTAACTAAAAATACGATAAGATTGATGGTTATCTATACTTATAGTATTAAAATGCCTAAAAAGAATAAAAGTTTAAACAGGTTTTACGGACAAGATATAACTGGAGATAGTTTTTTACTAAATCCTAAAGCGATATTTAAGAATAAACTTCAAGTAACTCTAGAACAGATGGTTGCCTATATGGAACTAGCAAGCTATAGAAATTACTTAGATTACAAGTGGCAGGGCGTAGCAACCTTACCATATAGATACACAGAGATAACTCGGAAAGATATAGAGGACAATCCACTATTAGAACTTGATGAGCAAGATAATATAACATTTTATTACGAGGAAAAAGAATATGGCAATTAAATTTGGCAATGTAACAGGTAAAGCAAAGAAGTCTTCAGTAGACGCATACACATATAAAGAAGGCAACAATGTTGTTCGCATAGTAGGAGACGTTCTTCCTAGATATGTTTATTGGGTAACAACAGCAGACGGTAAGCGTGTCCCTATGGAGTGCTTAGGGTTTGACAGAGATAAAGAACAATTTACAAATATTGAAAAGGACTGGGTAAGACACTACCATACAGATATGAAATGTTCATGGGCGTATGCAGTACAGTGTATTGACCCCGATGACGGTAAAGTTAAAGTGCTTAACCTTAAAAAGAAGTTATTTGAAGCAGTAATGGTAGCAGCAGAAGACTTAGGAGACCCTACGGACCCAGTAACTGGTTGGGACTTAGCATTTAAGAAGCAGAAGACTGGACCCCTACCTTTTAATGTAGAGTATACCTTACAAGTACTAAAGTGTAAAGTACGCCCTTTAGGTGAAGCCGAGTTAGAAGCTACTAAAGAGTTACCTAACATTGACGATGTTATTAGTCGTCCATCAGCAGACCAGCAGAAGGAGTTCATTGAAACTAGAATCCTTGAGAATGGCGGTTCTGATAATGTACCAGCGGATGTTGCTGAAGAAGTTACTGAACTACTGTAAGTAACAAGAAATAAGGAAGCCCCATCGTATGGGGCTTTTTTATCGCATATAGGAAATAACAATGAAGATTTTATTCACAGCGGATTGGCACATTAAGTTAGGACAGAAAAGCGTACCACGAGAGTGGGCGACTAATAGGTACGAGCTGCTATTTGCAGAACTATACAAGTTAGAGAAGACAGTGGATTTACACGTTATTGGCGGAGACCTGTTTGATAGGATGCCTACGTTAGACGAGCTAAGCTTATACTTCAAGTACATAAAGGATATTAGTATAAGAACTATTATCTATCCAGGTAACCACGAAGCAGTAAAGAAGGATACATCATTCTTTACTAACTTAAAGGAAGTTACAAAAGCAATAAACCCTTTAGTAGAGATTATTGATGACTACTATAAGCTAGAAGATATGGATTTTATTCCTTATAATAAGCTAAAAGAGTTTGATCCAGAGGATTTCACAGGACGTACTTTATTTACACACGTAAGAGGGGAGATACCTCCACACGTAAGTCCTGAAATTGACTTGAAGAAACTAGAGGGCTGGGAGCTAGTTATTGCAGGGGATCTACACTCTCACTCTAATTCACAGGGTAACATAGTGTATCCTGGAAGTCCTGTAACTACCTCCTTTCATAGAAATCCCGTAGATACAGGAGTAATACTATTCGACAGTAAGACAATGGATTGGTCTTGGCTTAAACTAAAGTTACCTCAACTTATTAGGCAAACAGTTAGTCACCCTGATCAAATGATTAGAACTAACTATAATCACACTATATATGAACTAGAGGGGGATGTAAGTGACCTAGTAAAAGTAGATAAGGACAATGAATTATTAGATAAAAAGTTAATAAAGAGACATAATGACTCTGCACTTATATTAACCCCAGAAATGACATTAGAGGATGAGCTGTCTGAATACTTACAGTTTATTATGGGATTAAATGAAAAGAAAGTAAAAGAGGTTCTAGGAGTTTATCATGATTATACTTAAAAAACTAAAATGGTCTAATTGTTTCTCTTATGGAGAAGATAACGTATTAGATTTAGAGAAAGACTTAATTGTACAACTTGTAGGTACCAATGGTACTGGTAAGAGTTCAATCCCTCTTTTAATTGAGGAGGCTCTATTTAACAAAAACTCTAAAGGCATTAAGAAAGTAGACATAGTTAATAGAAACAATAAAGATAGTGGGTATAGCATATCATTAGACTTCAGTATAGACGAAAGAAAGTATAATATATCAGTAACTCGTAAAGCAAGTATTAAAGTGGTATTAACTTGTGATGGAGAGGATATATCCTCACATACTGCTACTAATACATTCAAAAGTGTACAAAATGTTATAGGAATGGATTTTAAAACGTTTAGTCAATTAGTATACCAAAGTACTACTAGTTCTCTGCAGTTTTTAACCGCTACAGATACTAATAGAAAAAAGTTTCTAATTGAGTTATTAAACTTAGATAACTATCTTACTTTATTTGATAACTTCAAGACTGCACACAAAGAGGCAAGTAATGAAGTAGCAGAGATTAGAGGCAGTATAGATACTATTAAGGCTTGGATATCTGCCAATCCTATAGTAAGTAACACTAAGAAGAAATTATTAGAGGTTCCTAATGCTCCGGAAGATGCTATATCTAAAAGGGCTTTAGTGCAAGAGAAGCTTGCCAATATTCTAGAGATTAATAGTAAGATTAATATTAATAATCAGTACAAAAGTCAGCTATCCGAACTTAGTGCGGAGGAATTAATTAGGGAAGTAACCCTGCCGGAAGGTATAGGGGAGTTAAATGAAGAGTTTACCTCTTTAAAGACTATTATTGCCCAAGCTGACGCAGTAGTACGAAAAATAGAGAAGCTAGGGGATAGTTGCCCTACTTGTCTACAAGATATTGACGCAGGCAAACACACGGAGTTATTAGAAGAGCAGAAGAGTGCAGTATCTATTAGCACTAAGAGGAAGAACGAAGTGCAGAATCTCGTCATCAACTTAAAAAAACAATTATTAGAATATAAAAAGCATCAAACTACTATTGAAAATTTTGAGAAGCTTTCTACTCTTATAGACAATAAACTGCCCAGTAAGACAGAAGACAAGTTAGAGTTAGAAGAGAAAATCAATAAGTTTACTGTCGAAATTTCAAAAAAACAAATTGAGA